CTATCATTTACATCTGAATCAACTCTTTTAACCCAAGGAGTATACTCGCCATCAAGTGTCATTCTAGCTCCAAGGGCTATATCTATATCAGCAAATAAAATTAAATCATCTGTACTTCCAAATTCTCTTATGTATATTCTACCTCCGGTTATTCTACCTGAATAAAATCTATCTGCATAAACAGTACATTTTAAAGATTTGTTTTCACTTGTAGTTGCCAATACTCTAGTTGTATATTTACTAGGAAGACTTTCTTGATTTTCATCGTAAATAAATGTTTGCCAAAACTCATAAGATTTAGCTCCCCAACCTCCCTCTCCGCTTCCTTCTATAACTCCTATGTTCCAACCTAATCCTCTTTTATAAATAGCTCCACTATCATTACCTATTTGGACATCTGGAGTACCTCCATAGCCACGATATACTTTTACAGGTGTTGAATTACTTCTACCTTCAGCCCCCCTCCTAACCATTAAACATTCTGGTTTTTCAGACGAGGTTGTTAAAATTGAATACACTTGACCAACTTCAAAAAAGTGATTAGCATTTCTTCCACCGCTAGCTGTGTCAAATAATATAGAATTTTCAGTAACTGCGTCTACATCTTCTGCTGTTTGAATAACGCCTCCAACTAGATTTTCTACTATACCATTTAATGTGTTATAGTGAGTGTCTGTACCTATAGTATTTTGATTCGAACCAATTAAAGCTATTTTTACAGGAGGAGTTAAATAAGCAGGATGTTCATACCAACCATTAAAAGCTAAAGAAACAGAATCATTTGCTGAAGAAAATTGATTTGTCTGTATATACCCATACCATTTTAATATCGAAAGGTTTTCTGGGTTTGTATCTGTAATTCTTAAAACTTCATCTGAAAAACTAAATATAAATTGCGAAGTAGAAACAAATTCACTTGCTGGAGAAATTAATGTAGGATTTATTTCTGCATTTCCCCATCCGTCATCAGTATTTTGAGAATTACTAGTGTTATTAAAAGACCAAATATCTATAGTGTTTGTCGCAGCATCTCCAAAAGCACACAACCTATCACCATTTGACCTTTTAACGTTAATTCTTACTTCAGTTGAAGCTCCATCGGGAGAACTTGTAAACGTTAATGTAGCACCTGAACCGACTAAACCTCCTAAACCTGTAACTGCTTGAGAAATAACAATAGCACTTACATTAACTCCTTCAGTTCCAGTAACTGAATTAATTACTGTTCCACTTGGGATTCCTGTACCTGTAACAGTTTGACCTACTCTTATATCTTCACTATCAACAACACTAATAGTTGTATCTGTATTAGAATACCCATCATCTATATTAACTGTAAAAGCTGTTTCGTCTACAATAGGTTTGCCAATTAACATCATATAATGGTCACTACTCTTGGTAATAAATCCAGAACACTTGTAAGTACCATCATTGAGAAGGCTTCCCGAAACTCTTACAATGTCGCCTATTTTAATTCCTGCTACTGCAGTCCAGTAATCAGCATCACCTTCGTACTTTATATATTGTTTTGATGGGTCTATAGATAAAGCCATACTTTACTCTGTCGAACCAGCACCGGGAATAGCAGAAGAGCTTAATGTAGCTACTCCATCTACAGGTGTGTTTTGAGGATTTTTAAAACTTACATTTCCACTAGCAACCCCAACTGTATATTCACTTCCAATATTTGAAAAGTCGTCAAATATACTATGGTCTGATTCAAAGTACGAAAAGTTATAACCTCCACCAAGACTAAGTCTTCCGGTTGAAGTTCCGGGAGCACTTGTTCCTATTTCTAGCCTTGCAGTATGTTTTGATATAAAAGTTGGAAGAACACTACCGCTTACATCAGATGGGTTAGCTTTCTGGCTAACTAAACTACCTGCAGATTTTATTTTTCCCTGTGCATCAACTGCCATATTAGTTATAGAACTTGACTCTGGTTCAGATAAATCTCTTGCATCTTTAACTGTATTTATTCCAGCGTCAAATTTATTTATAGTATATAGTTGTTTAGGCATTAATCAAGTATCTCCACATGTACCAAGTCATCGAATCCATTATCTTTAACATCTCCGTCAGAGTCCCAGTCTCCACCCCAACGAACCTTAACATTAAGTTGTTTAGCTATCCCTCTAATCATTCCACCCATATAATGAAACCCATCTCTATTCTTCCAGTCTATAGGATAAGGAGCTAGGTCTACAGCTTTACCTTCCATGTGCTTAGAGTACTTAACTTTAGTAGCCCCTTTCTTTAACAACTCTTTCTGTCTTTCGCCTGTACGTAAACCTTCTATTATAGTAACATCCATAATTTTAATAAGCTCATTAAGAACATCAACTAGTCTAGTGTCTACACCTTCTAATCTTTTTTTACTTGTCTTACCAAACCTAGGCATTACGCTCTCCTTACTTTCTTTGCAACTGATTTACTATATTTAGCTTTTTGCTTTCCTTTTGCAGTAGCTCTTTTTTTAGCTCTGTTAGTACTTGCTTTCTGAGAAGGGCTAAGACTTTTTCTAACTGACTCAGGTAAGTAACGACCACGTTTCTTTTTAGGTTTCTTCTTATCACCTTTACTAACATAGTCCCACTTCTGCTTGCCCCACTTAGTCAAACTATTACTAGATGACTTAGCTCCTTTATATCCACCACCTGCTTTTTTATATCTTGCAGTAGCTAATTGAGCTTTACGTGCAGACCATTGCCCTTTACCCCCACCTTTAGTTCCTGACTTAACAGAAGAAACAATTCGTTTCCATAATGCTGGTTTTGTTTTTGTAGCTGACGCCATTATTTCTTTTTAGGCTTAGAGTGTTTCATTTGCACTTTAAACCCAGCAGTAAGGCTAGCACCCTTGTGAGGTTTAAATGCACCACTATGCTTCATTAACTTAAGACCCTTACCTGACTTCATCCAATGATAACCGGCAGGAGCTTTAACTTTTTTATTCATATTACCACTTCACCTTATCCGCCCAATAAGCAGCAGACATTTTACCCTTAGCTATATTCTTACCATGTCTTGCTTTGAACGACTTTCTTTTCATTTTCATTCTTCTGGATTCACCAGCTTTTGGTTTACCTGCTGTACTAGCACCCTTCTGACCAAACCTAATTGTTTTAATCTTAGACCCTTCCTTAGCCACAACAATATGACTTTTCTTAGGATGTCCCGGAGTACGCTTAGGTTTGTTAAATCCAGATACTCCAGCTCTTTTTAATCTAGGGTCTTTCTTGACAGGCATACTACTTACCCTTCATTAATCCAATAACTAAGTCTTGGATAACTTCTACTAATTCTTTAAACATCTTCCCTTCTTTTTCTTCCTTAACAAAAGGTATATTGATTTTATCGTTTAACATCTCAGCCATTCTATCAGAAAAATCATCTGATGCTATGTGACCTATTGCCTGCTCTTGTACTATTTCAGCTTGCTCTTCAGCCAACTTAATTAACATTGTTTTAATATCCATTATGATTCCTTTGTTTTTTTAATTTTATAATATAAATATATTATATTCATTATTCCAATTATAATACCTAATACGTATGGTAGTAAATCCATAAAGAGTAAAGCACCACTACCTACACTACCTACAGAAACTTTTAGACTATCCATTAATGTCTCCCATTGCCGTTCATTCGTGACATAATACCATCCATTCGTGATAGTTGTTTTTCTAAATCTGATACTGCCTCCATCATCTGTTCATACCTTCTATCTCTTACAGCGTCTGACTCATTCCATCTACTAATTAATTTGATTATCATTCCTTCCATATTGTTAATACTTTCAGATTGACCTTTGTTCTCTACCTCTAACTCTTTCAAAGACTCTTGCTGAGACTCTGACTTCTTTGACAATGACATAACTAAATAAACAAGCAATGCTCCACATATACCTATCATTCCTGCTTCGCCATATATTGCCATCATGTCCATTACTTCCTCCGCTTTTTACCCCAACCCAAGGGATTGATGTTTATTTCTTTTTCATAAAACTTTACTTTCTCTGCCAACTCTTCTCGTTCAATCCTTTCTTCCACGATATGTTTATCAAGTAAATTCCCAATGCGTTTATCTGCATCAGCAAGGCTAGTTTCAAGTGTACCCAATCTAGTCTCAATCCTATAGTAACCATAGACGAGAGTCCCCACAAGAATAAGAATTTGCCCAAACCACTTAAGGTTAATACTGACAATAGCATTGTCGTCCACAACACTACCTCTATAACTCCTAGCTGTTTTGACATCTTCACTCATTTCCTCTTAACTATTTCCCATCTGTTGTGGGTAAAACACCACATATCTCTATTAAGCCTTATATTATCTGAGTAAAAATGTGATGTAGAATCTTGGTCTACCACCTCAACAAAAGTATACATTGGATTATCCATGTCTGCATCAATTCCCATAATTGACCAACCGTTTGAACAACTACTTAACATAAGTGTAGTAAATATTAATATTATAACTCGTATCATAAACAACTTCAAAGTCTCCTGTTTTTAGTTTTTTAATTTTAAAATCTTTTTTATTTTTTCTTTTATCCATGACCATGCTCCAGTTTTCTTGTTTGCATTTCTGAATCTATTTTTTAACCTTTCGGTTCTTCTTATCCTCTGTAAGCTATGCATACTGCTGTTGAGTCTGTGTGATTTACTATACCATTAAAGTTACCATATAGTATTTCACCGGGTATTAAATTAACAAAAGCATCTATATTGTCTCCAACATTAGAAGTAACTTTTATTTTTAAAAACTCAGTAGTACCACTAGAGTCTTTTCCTAAAGCTTGTATTGCAATCCAAGAACCAGTATCTGGATTAACAACAGTAGTATTGTGTTCAGCTATTACATCAAAACCATTTTGACCTATTAATAGATTAGCCGCTTCTTTCTCTGTATACTTATATAAAGACATTTTATTTTCCTATATTACCATCCATAAAGCCATTGCTGTCTCTACAAATATATCTGATAAAGTATTATAAGCCCACTTTTCTTTAGTCCCGTAAGGCTTGTAATTTTCTATAATCCACTCGAAAATCTCCCAAGCGATACCAAGTATCAATACTCCAAGAACACACCATAAATCGCTAAATCCACACCATTGAAATATCTTGCAAAAGAATGCGCCTGCTCCAATATGGTAAGCAGTCCATCCATCTAATTGACCTGTTCTTGTTTGCCAAGATACTAATGTTGCTAAAGGGTTTTTCATAATTTTGTTATTACATGGTTTACTAGTTTATGCTTACCGATAATCACCCTACCATTACTAGTGGTATGTTTATCTTCACACTTACTAACATATAATTCTTCTATTGTTTCCCAACTATTACTTCTTCTTTCTACTTCGCCATCTATAGTTAAGAAGTATTTATATGATGAAGGGTATGTCAGGGTCTCCGTTGTACCATCTGGGTAACTCTTTGTACGAGTAGCACCCGGAGTAGTATTCCTATATACCTTAATATCGTGACCCTGAGCACACCTTCTAATCAACATTACTCTGATTCTTCCTCAGAGTTTAATGATTTTCTAAGCATATTAATAAACGCTTCTTTACCAACAGCTAGTTGGTCAGCGATAAACTGATTACTATTCTGTTTGTTCTGAATATCGTTAATATGATTCACCATCATTTTTTGCTCGTCAGTCATATCCTCTATGATATACTCTTTATCATCTAGGTTCAAGACTGGCTTCTTTTCTTTTTTTGCCATTATTGACTCCTTGTTTGTTAAGATTTACTTGCTTCG